CACCCCCTGCACCTGATGGATTCAGGCACAGATGGATACGGGCAGAGAGTTTAGGGTTTCAAGACACTAAAAATATCTCTGGAAGATTAAGATCCGGTTATGAATTGGTGAGAGCCGATGAATATAAGGGTTCTGATTATCCTGTTGTCCAAGATGGAAAATACAAGGGAGTGATTGGGGTTGGTGGCCTAGTGCTGGCTAGGGTACCCGAAGAAATCGCGAAGCAAAGAACTGATTATTATTCTGCACAAGCAGAAGGTCAGGAACAAGCAGTTGAACACGATTTAATGAAGGAGCAGCATAAAAGTATGCCTATCGACGTTGACAGGCAGACTCGTGTAACCTTCGGTGGTACAAAGAAAACTTAGTTTTCTCGGGATAACAACCAATTCCCTATCATCGATTTAAATTAACCGTCCACTTCGGTGGACAAAAGGAGTAAAACTATGGCTAACAAAAATGGCGCAGGATTTGGCTTGATTCCTACAAGAGTGCTTGGGCAAGGCCCGGCAACTTCAGGATATGGTCAATACTGGATAGATGCTGGTGATGGTACCGCAATATATAACGGAGAAGCTGTTTACAGCGCCGTTGGATCTATATTAGGTGCACAAGGATCAGCAACAGCAGTAACGTTAGGTGTTTTGCAAGGAGTTTTCTACAATGCGGCTACAACTATAAAGCCGACTTGGGTTAACTACTATGCAGGAAGTATTACTCCAGCTAATAGTGAAGATGTACAAGCGTTTGTTTACGACAATCCTTTCCAAATCTACAGATGTGGAACGGATGATGCAGTAGCGACTACTGTTGCAGGAGCTCATGAGAAGATATTTGAAACTTATGGGTTTAATACAACTGCAGGAAGTACCGCGACTGGAAGATCGTCAGCAACTTTGGACATCGGATCTACACATGCTACTAATGATACATGGAAGTTTTTGGGCGTGGCTGAAGATCCTGAGAATGAGGATTTAACAGCTGCTTATTGCTCAGTGAATGTTATTCAAAACTTAAATGAAATCATTGATAGCGCATAGGAGCATAAAAACATGGCAATATCACGACATCAACTAGTTAAAGAACTAGAACCAGGTTTAAATGCACTATTTGGCCTGGAGTACAAAAGGTATGAAAATCAGCATTCTGAAATTTATACTACAGAATCAAGTGACAGAGCTTTCGAAGAGGAAGTAATGTTATCTGGATTCGCTAACGCACAAACAAAGGCAGAAGGTTCAGGTGTATCATTTGATGAAGCACAAGAAACCTACACTGCTCGTTATACTCATGACACAATTGCTTTAGCATTTGCAATCACAGAAGAAGCTATCGAAGATAATCTCTACGATAGACTAGCTTCTAGATATACAAAAGCTTTAGCAAGATCTATGTCTAATGCGAAACAAGTAAAAGCTGTGACACCTTTGATTCAAGGTCTTCCTTCAACGGATAACTTTGATTCTGGTGATGCAGTTTCTTTATTTAGTACTGAACACACAACTGTGAGCGGAACTAAAGTTAAGAATACTTTAACTACGCAAGCGGACTTGAACGAAACATCATTAGAGCAAGGCTTAATTGACATTGCTGGAATGACTGACGAACGTGGCTTGAGAGTAGCAGCTAGAGGAATGAAAATGATTGTTCCTTCGGCTAACCAGTTTGCAGCTGAGAGATTGATGAAATCTCCAGGTAGAACTGGAACAGCGGATAATGATATCAATGCTGTTGTGTCTATGGGAATGGTTCCTCAAGGATATAGAGTGAACAATTTCTTAACAGATACAGACAGTTGGTATATTATTACTGACGTGCCTAACGGAATGAAAATGTTCCAAAGAGCAGCTTTAAAAACTGCTATGGAAGGTGATTTCGATACTGGCAACGTTAGATACAAAGCTAGAGAAAGATATTCATTTGGAGTATCCGACTATAGAGGTATCTTCGGTGTTGAAGGTGCATAACCTAAACTAATTAATGAGGCCGCCTTAAAACGGCCTCATTTTAAATATAGAAAGAAAAAATGCGACAATTCCTAGTAAAAATATGGGCTTATGATCATTATGCTTCTTTTACAGTAGAAGCTGAAGATAATTCTGAGTCTATTGAGAAATCTATCCTTGACAAAATTGGAGAAAAGAGTATAAAGTGGGAATATATGGATGCATATAATGCTTCCATCAACAGAATAACCTATGAGGAGGTTATTAATGGTACAAGACCTGTACAAACAAAAACGGTCCTTGGAGTTGAGGTGGCAGTTGGAGTATGAGCAAGAAGGTAAATATACTCTCAATATGGTCAAAATTGATAATGCTATTAAAGACACTATCAATGAGATTAAACTCGAGGAACGAAAAATTGCAGATAGAGAAAATGCAATTCAAAATTCTGCCCCCGAAGTTTCTGTGGCTACTTAGATAAACGCCACATCGTTGAAATCGTAATTTCTTTACGGGATCCCTTGCACTTTATTAAAATTTCATATATATTTTAATCACTATACAATTAATTAAGAACGTAGACGAGTATAGTCGACGGCCTAGAGACTACGTTCAAAAAAACTAGGAGGATTAATCATGGCAAACACAACCTTTCAAGGAACAGTAAGAGCGGAATCCGGTCTTAAGGTTTCTACAAAGAGTACATCTACTGGTGCTTATACTGACTATTTCACAGTTAGTTCAGCAGGAGTTGTCGCTGTAACAGGTGCAACTACTTTAACTGGTAGCTTAAAAGCTAACGCTTCACAAAACTGGATGGGAGTTAAAAAATTCCAATCTTTTGTTGGAACTTTAGCCTCAACAAACGCAGCTACTACCGCTTATGGTGATGGAGATGTTCTTGTTGAGTTAGGAACTTTAGATACAACATTACCTTCAGGTCACGTTACTGCGAGTAAAATATTTGTAGATAAAGTATTAATTGGTGTTACAACAGCAGCAGGTCAAACACTTGTTGGTGGATTATCACTAAGTGCTACTTCAGGTACAGCGACTAATGCAGCCGTTTCATCTGGAACAGAAATTGTTGGTGCGGGTGTAGCATCATTCAACCCAAGAATTTCGGCGACAGATTCAGTAACTGAAATAGATATTAATTTAAACTCAGCGACACCGCACATATTCCACCCGAATATTGTTGCAGCTGTTGCAAAAAAATATCTATACGCATTTAGTACAACAGCAGTTAATGCAGATATTACAGCTGGTAGATTCACGGTACTTGCGGAGTACACTGTATACTAATAAATAAACTTTAATAGAGCGGGAGCCTAAGGCTCCCTCTCTCTAACAGGAGGAAAAAATGGCAGACGCAGTAACAAGTCAAACATTATCTGACGGCGATAGAGTCGCTGTTGTTAAACTAACAAATCTTTCAGATGGTTCTGGAGAAAGTTCAGTAAAAAAAGTTGATGTTTCAGCTTTAGCAACTTCATCAAGTGCTGGTGCTACGTGCACCAGAGTTCATATTACACAAATATGGTATGATATTGGTGGAATGAGGGTTGCACTAGAATGGAATGCTTCAACTAATGTTGTAGCAGTAGCTCTAGGTGGAAGCGCAGCAGCAGGTCAATCTATAGGACATATGGATTTTAGATCTTTTGGCGGCATTAAAAACAATGCTGGTGGTGGAATAGACGGAGACATTGATTTAACAACAAGTGGTCATACTAATTTAGATCATTATACTATTGTATTAGAGTTAAGAAAAACATATTAAGGAGTAGAAAATGGCTAATACTACTTCTGGAACAGTAACGTTCGACAAGACATTTGCTGTTGATGAAATTATACAAGAAGCCTACGAGCGAATTGGTATTTCAGCAGTAAGTGGTTATCAATTATCTACAGCTAGACGATCATTAAATCTCTTATTTCAAGAATGGGGTAATAGAGGTTTACATTATTGGCAAGTAGCTGAAACTAATATTGATCTAATTGAAGGACAAGCTGAATATACTTTCTATAGAGCAAGTTCAGATGGCACAAGTTCTACAACAGTTGCTCCGGCAAGTGTTTACGGTGTAGCTGATGTATTAGAGGCAACATATAGACAAAATAGAACACAAACAACTCAATCTGATGCTGCGATGACTAAGATTTCTAGATCAACTTATTCTGCATTATCAAGCAAATTATCTAAAGGAACTCCTTCTCAATTCTGGGTTCAAAGACTTATAGATAAAACTACAATTACAGTTTACCCAACACCAGACTCAACAGCAGCTTCTAAAGATATGCATATTTTTTATGTAAAAAGATTAGAGGATTTTGATTCAACTTATACAGATGCATCTAGTTCACCATATAGATTTTTACCTTGTTTAGTATCTGGTCTTGCATTTTATTTAGCACAAAAATTTTCACCACAAAGAACACAAGAATTAAAACTTTATTATGAAGATGAATTGGCACGTGCACTAGCAGAAGACGGATCTGCAGCAAGCACTTATATAACTCCGAAAAATTATTACCCGAATATATAATGGCATACTCAAGAGGAAAACACGCACAGGCAATATCAGACAGATCAGGAATGGCATTTCCATATAATGAAATGGTTAAAGAGTGGAATGGAATGTTGGTCCATGTTTCTGAATATGAACCAAAACAACCTCAATTAGAACCAAAACCACGTGGTGGAGATGCACAAGCTTTAAGAGATTCAAGAACAGACAGAACAGAAAAGGATGTAACACAGTTATTGCCCCATGATCCGTTTACCACGTACGCGGCTTCATCAGGAATTATTAATGTACATGCTCCAAGTCATGGATTAACGAATGGAGATACTTACAGATTTAGAGGAGCACCCACTGTGTCTAGTGGTTCTGGAGGATATGCAAATCCAGGATCTTTTGATGGCATAGCAGGGTCGAATATTGCAAAAGCAGCAGGGTATGCTATTACTACTGGCAAGTATGTTAGTGGCTCTAGAAATACAGATTTCACAGACGATTGGTTTTATTTCACTGTAGATACTAGTACTGCTACATCTGGATCAATAAAAGGAGGAG